TCCGCTTAAAGAGGTACACCTACTTGAATGTAAGGGGTGTTTAAACGTTCATCATTTTATGCGACACCGTTGCGGAGTCTTTTAACAAAGGACCAACGAGATCGTAGTGCTCTCAGCCCCCGCCAGGCTGATCACTGTTTTGAAATTGTGTCGCCCTCACAATTTGTGAGAGACGGCGCGACGATAAAGCTTAAGCCTTATTGTGCGGTAGACAGCATGGTAACATGTGATCCGGAAACAACGGAGTAATCCGTTGATAACCGAAAATTCCGCTTAGAGTTTCGCAATGTAATTGATACCCAAGCGCATCTTTGGGAGAATAGTAAAATTGCGGATGCATTCTGGCGACGCCTAAAATCGCGTTGTTTCTCGTATTAATTCAGAAGCAATGAAACAAAGAATTTTTCAAACGAATTTTCAGGCACTTTGGCACTCAATAGAATGCTTAGCACCTGAGCATCGTAAAATCCTTTGGTCTTGCTTCTGGCAATACGAGCTTTTCGCAAGGAAACTTATTAAGCATCGTGGATTACCGTCGGCGATCCGCGTTCTTAAAGAAGTTCACCTTGTCGCGAAGGGTATATCAATGGGGATAGTTCGTAGACATGTTCCTTATAAGGAAATGTTTATGCGAACTACCGCATCAGGTATACCACGCGCTTTACGAAAGTTGCATCTACTCTTGATTTCACGTCATGAAAACTTGAGAAGGTGCGCTTTATCCGTGAGCGCTGCGTACCTTTGCATGTCCACAGAAGCTAAGGAATCACTCGATTCGATCCTATCTCCTTATACAGGAGTAGATCCTAACGAGTGGTTACACATCCCTGGTTACGCTGGACGACTTGTGGGCGATTCCTTTGTGAAGAATCCTTCCACTATGATGAAACTGTTAATCAGATTTGTCAAGTGGTTTGTACCTCAATGGTTACAACCTAAACTGGATCCATTTAAAGACAGTCATATCTTTTCTGGTTTCAGGGCAGGGCCCTATGGAACTCCTTCGTTTCGGTTTGCTCCGAGAGATGCTTATACTCTCTTATCTGACGAGTTTTCCGATGTACTTAGATCTTGTCTTGCATTCGCAGAAGCTTATGGAGGGTCTCTTTATAGGGATCGTTGGTTAGAGAGAGTGACTGCTTGCGCTAAGTATTTTAGTATACTTACCGAGCGTTCACCCTTTATTCCGGTTAGTAGACAACCCATCTATAACGTAGATGGACTGAGTCTTAAAACCAGAAAGCGTGTTGCTAAGGTCTCCTTCCTTTCTGAGAAAGGAGGGAAAACCCGAATCATCACGTCAGCTAACTTTTGGATCCAAGACCTCCTTTTCCCTTTTCATCATGACATGATGAATGTGTTAGGGAGGATACCTCAGGATTATGCATTTGATCAAGAACGAGCGGGATCAGTACTAAGCGATTTGCTTACGAAAGTCACGTCATCTTTTTCATATGACATGGTTGGCGCTACTGATCGTTTTCCTTGTTGGTTTCAACAGTTATGTCTTAACTGTATTAAACCAAACTTGGGTACGACCTGGGCTTCGATAATGAATCTTCCTGTTTATCGGAAGAGACAGAAAAGAACCGCTGATAAGCGTTTCCGATCTGGTTTTCATTTTCGTTACCGGGTAGGACAACCCATGGGGATTTATTCCTCATGGCCAGTCTTTTCATACTGTCATCATGTCTTGTTGCGTTTTTCTGTGTGGTGTGTTGGCCTTAACCCTTTTAATTTTCTCCTTTATTTGCTTTTGGGTGATGACATCACGATTCTCCATCGGAGAGTCGCACGTTGTTATTACTATGTGTTAACACAAGTTCTTGGGGTTGGTATATCGACTAGTAAGTCGTATACTTTCCCTTCCAGTTCTCAACCTGGGGCTGAATTCGCAAAACGTAACTTTTTTGGAGGTAAAGAGGTTTCACCTCTTTCTCCAAGTATGTTAATATCGTTGATCACAGGTAAAGACCCTAGTCTCGTCAAGACTATCGTCGACCGTGTCATAAATCGATGGCGTTTATACATGAAGAGTTCACATTCAAAGTTTATTTGTGAATTTTTCAAAAGAGTTCTGCCTGTCAGGCGCAGGAATACCGTGATGACATGGTTTTTGTCACCACGTGTTCTTCCGGATAACTTGGTAGTCTCCGAAAGACTCGCAGAGATAAAAGAAGAATGGTTTCCTGATTGGGAGTCCGACTTTGGCCTTGTCGATACTGCCACCAGGAGATTAAGGGAAACTCTGATAGAAAAAGCTTCGCAGAAGCTTAGATCTTCTTCAGAACTTTTCCGTAAGATATATTCTCTGCCGAAAGGTAAGCTGATTCATCTTACGATGAGTCCTTTCATAGCCACTGATGTCGTGACTGTAAAACCTAAAACGTTTAGTGAGGGAGGATTCCTACCGGATTCCAAGAAAGGAAAAATCCTTTCTATGGGAACCCCTAGGGTCATCCCTTACCATCCTTTGCAGGCGGTCATGCAAAAGATTTCAACGCGCTTGGAGGAACTGAAGTTGGTTCCTTGGGTGGATCGGGATCTTTACCGGATCCTTACCCTCCTCAAACACTATACTTCTTTCTTTAAGGGTAAAGTAGTGCGTGGTCACTTTTATAGCGATGTGAATAGAGTCGAAGTCTTGACTTCTTTCACACTTGCTAAAACAGTGAAACGAATTTCGGAACCGATACGTCTTGAAAAAGAATATTGGGAATGAGTTCCACATTGCCAGAAGTAGCAATGGATTGAGCGATGCTCTGGATAGTTTTCTTAAGGGGGTAGCGGTACCGAAAGGTTATTACCCTAACGAGTGTC